ACAAGGAAAAAAAGCGATAATGGAGTCGTTTAATTCGGGAGGTGCATTTGTTTAATGGAGAAAGAAGTTAAAATTTTTAATGATAATCTAAATACAGTATTGACCGATATACCACGATTAAAGTTTTTGGATTTCGATGAGGAAGGTGTTGAAGTAAACGCAAATACTCAAGAAATCAACGGAACAGATGGTGTATTGTTAGGACCGGCGACGTTCGGTCCTTTTAAATTAGTGTTACGTTTCTTTTATACTGGTACTGATACTAACGACTATAAATTACTTAAACAAAAACTCCGAAGCATCCTTTTTAGAAGGGATGCTTTTTATATTTGGCATTCAGATATGCCAGGTAAAAAGTATGCTGTATATACAGAGGAAAATTCAATTAAAGATATAGGCACAAGATACGGTGAGTTCGAAATATCTTTTAGTGTTTGGAAAGGTTATTCAGAGTCTTATAAAGAAACAGATAAATTTAGTTTGTCGAGTGGTGATTGGCAGTTTGAAAGTGGATTAATAACAAATGATGAAGTTAAGTATGTTCATAATACAACAAGCTTTAGAATTTATAACGGTTCAACGGATACTATCGACCCTCACATTAGACATAAATTCAAATTGATTATTAATATAGACGCGCCAAAAGGTTTTAAATTAAAAAATAAAACAACAGGAAAAACTTTCGAATATAAAAAAGCGATTAAGAAAAACCAAACACTTACCATTATTGGTGTGCATCCTTTTATAGGTAATAAGCCAGTTGGCATTAATACTAATTGGCAATGGCTCACATTAGCAAAAGGATTTAATGATATTGAAATAACAGGAGAGAATATTGGAGATGCTAAAACGCAATGGATATTCCCTTTTATATATAGGTAGGTGAATTAATTGGATGCATTAGTTTTAAAAAATAGAAACAATACATTTGGTGAAATTGTTACTGATTTTGATTTTGATTCGTTTAAATATGAGTACGAAAAGAATAATGAGCGGTCAATTAGTTTTACAATTTTCAAAACATCACAAAACGCTCATGTTTTCGACAACATATTGAATGAAATGCTATTAGTTTGGAAGGGGCAAGAATATGTTATTAAATCAACATCTATTAAATATGATGGTATAAACATCACGAACGAAGTGACGGCAAAACATATATTTATGGAATTTCAAAATCATTATATTGAGAAAGATTTGGAAGATGAAGAAATGAACAACGATGAAGAAGAAGACGATGATAGTGTTCCAACAATGACTTTAGAACAATATCTTGAATTTGGTTTTAAAGGCAATAAATTAAATTTTAGTTATGAAATCAAAGGTGATTTTGACCAACGTGTTCCCGTAGAAGAATTAGGTAATAAAAATGGTATGGAATTTTTAACAGAGGGTGCCGAATTATTCGATTATATTTATTTCGCAGATAATAAGAAAATTTATATTTACGATAACAACACTTTCTATGAAATGTCCAACACACCATTAATTTATCAATACAATTCAAGTGAGATAGAAGCCACAACAACAACAACTGACTTAAAAACGATTGGTAAAGGTTACGGTAAAAAGAAAACAAAAGCAGAAACTAAAAATTACAATCCTATCAAACCTAAGGATTTAAATTATTCTGGTTCGTTTATCAAGGACGGTACTTGGCGTACTGAAAAAGTGGGAGCGAGTTATAGCAAGACATTTGAGTGTAAACATGGTAATGAAACACTTGAATGGACATTAAAGAAAATGTCTAAAGGTGGAGTGCTTGATGTTTATTTAGATGATGAAAAAGTAGACACCTACGAATGCTATAGCAAAAACTCAACGACTGAAAAAATTGTTATTAAAAAAGGATTGTCTAGAGGCAACCATACATTTAAAGCAGTATTTAAAGGTGCTAAAAAAGGCGTTGATTATAAAAAGTCAGAACCTTGTATGTATGTTGCTACAGAGAAATCGACAGTGCTTAACCTTACAGCAGTTCTTAAGGGTTCTGATATGTATAGCGCATATGTTGAATATAAATCTCCTAATTATGATGTGTTTGGTCACGCTGAAGCACCTACAGTTTTTGATGATAAGGCATTAAACAAAGATGAAGTGTTAAAGAGTGTGAAAAGTCAATTACAGGACGAACCGACCGTCGAAGTTTCTACAAATTATTTAGGTTCTGTGGAAGACAAACATTATATAGGTGAAAATGATATTAAAGAAAACTATATGATTCATTTTATCCATCAACCATTAGGCTATGACATTGATTTGAAAGTAGTTAAATTAACAGCCTCACATCCTATAGTTAATGAACCGGTAGAAGTTGATTTTAGTAACTCTCCTGCAGATATTATAAAAATACAACAAGGTATCAGTAGGAATATTAAAAAAATGAATAATTTAGTTAAAGGCGGGTCACTTGGTGGGTCGTCTTTTTCTATGCCTCGATTGGCATCAGATTCAATAGGGAGTGTGTTAGTGGATGATTGAACCAACCGAAATAAAATACCCATTAGATGAAAATGGCGAACCTTATTTTGCTGCAACGCATATAAACGGGGTTCAAGGTATAGATAAAGATGGCATAGATACTAATTTAACAGAACTCGACGATAAGATAGTAGAACTTAAAAATTTGATTCAAGACCAAGATAAAGTTTTAAAACTACTTAATGAGACTATATCGGACATGATAGGCGATACCGGTTGGATTGAGTATCAAGTACCACCAGACATGAAAAATAAAGCTGTTANCCGGCCCAGAGACTGTAATTGGGGCACTGTCTCCAGCCGCGCTGGTGCATGACGGTTCGTTGGTAGGCACAACCACCAAGTAGATATACTGCGACGGCGATGAGGGCACTGTACCTGTCAGCTTTTTTTAAAAAAAAAGAGAGAGAGAGGAATGTGTGTAGTGTTGACTCACATAACGCCAAATACACCTGCAGGTCCTAGACCCTGGCCATCCGGACCTGGAGCCATGCCTCCACATGCAACTGAGCTCCGGACTTCGAAGAAGTATGTGCACTCGTCCATTGTTCCGACGTAGGATATGGCCGTTTGAGAGGCGTGAGCGTCGCGATCGCAGAGAAAAGACATGATGGTAGACTTGGTTCGGGTATCATCGTCTGAGGAATCACTGGAGCAGGGCGAACCATCAGTGTAGTTGAGGACGAGTTTGCGGCCGCGGAAGAAGGGATCAGATGCTTGTTGTCTGCGATTGTTCATCAGTCTCTTCTTTTCTTAATTGCGGCTCGGTAATGGATACGCACCCAATGGAATAAACCTCCTCATCCAACTCATAATAAGCGCTAACGTTCCTCCACCGCGCCTTCTCAACACCCACGACATCCTTGAGCTCCTCGACCACCGGCGCGCAGATATTTATCGTGAAATTGGACGGATAGTCATGGCCTCGCGCGTGCCAGCTCTCCTCCGGTCCTCCCTTGTGTGTCTTCTTCCCATCTTTCGACTCGGGCGGGGTTAACGATATTGCGCTCAGATCGTAGTACAAGCCGGAGGTTGGAGAGCGTGCAACGCAGGGGGCGAGATATTCCAAGGAGTCTGAGGCTGCAGTGACTGGGATATAAGATGCTGCTAAGAGAAGGGCGCTCTGGATGAGCGAGCTGCTTGAAAGCTTCATGGCGATCCGGACCGCCGCGACACGACAGAGGTGATCGGTATGTCAATCAGTGAGTTCTCGAGAGATGAAAGAGAAGCAATATATATGAGATTATTAATCTCTGAATCCGAAATGGAAGGATAAAATTAGAGATAGAGAGTGAGAGAGAGTTGGAGAGATGCCCAAAAGACGTATGATTGCGGAGAAGTTCTAGCCGCGAGGCCGCGAGATTTAAATCATCCGTCGTCACTGCCAGCATCCTCTCCCTCTCCCATCACCACATTTCTACCCGGAGAGCATATTTTACCGTCTCCCGGTAATTCAATTTAAAATGCCATCCAAGGAATCCAAATCTGGAATTCCCATTCAGCCTGTTCCTGAGAAGCGCGGCTATGAGTTTGGTGGACCGTACGTGTCTTCCGTCGAGACCTTGATGAATATAAGCTGACATTGAGCTTCTGATAGACTCGGAGCCTTTGGAATTATCTTCGGTCTTCCCGTTCTGATCTACGGCTTCACATTCTTCTGCAACGATGTCTCCGGCTGTCCCGCGCCGTCACTGCTTCACCCGTTCTCCCTGACCATCGATGCGTTGAAACAAGAAATTGGCTGGCCAGAAGGAGGAATCGCGGCTCTGTATGATACACAGGTCATTCTGGGAGTGCTCAGCTATTATTTGCTGAGCCTTCTCTTGTACGTTTTCCTGCCCGGTCATGAGGTGGAGGGTACAGAGTTAGCCTGCGGAGGAAGACACAAATACAAGTTCAATGGTATGGGCTCTTCGAATTGCGGTTGGTGGACTATCTCTGATGCGATACAGCGTTCCTCTCGGCCGTTTTGATCCTCTCGGGCTGTGGCGTTGGGACATACCTATACGGTGCGGATTTCGTGGTCTGGACTTTCCTGTGGGACAACTACCTGCAGGTCATTACTGCCAACCTGTTGATCTGCACTGTGATCGCGGTCTTTGTCTATGTCATGAGCTTCACCGTTCCCTCACCAGGCGAGAAGAACCCGGAACTCCGACAATTGGCCCCCGGCGGACACACCGGCAACGTCCTGTATGACTTCTTCATAGGACGTGAACTGAATCCCCGTGTGCGGTTGCCTATCCCGTTCGTCTCTGAGAGCTCGCGCACTATCGATATCAAAGTTTGGAACGAGATGAGACCCGGTTTGCTGGGATGGATTATCCTGAACCTGTCCAACATCGCTCGTCAGTACCGGGAATACGGCTACATCACTGACTCGATCGTCCTAGTGACCGTCTTCCAGGCATTCTACGTCTTGGACGGTCTTTATATGGAACCTGCGCTCTTGACCACTATGGACGTCATCATGGACGGCTTCGGCTTCATGCTCTCCTTTGGGGACCTCGTTTGGGTTCCCTTCATCTACAACTTCCAGACTCGCTACCTCGCCATGTTCCCCCTCGAGCTCGGCTTGAAAGGTCTTGCAATGGTTCTCGGTGTGACTGCGATTGGCTACTCGATCTTCCGCGGCGCCAACAACCAGAAGAACCGCTTCCGCACGAATCCCAACGACCCCCGCTGCAAAAACATCAAGTACATCGAGACTAAGAGCGGCTCCAAGCTCATGATCTCCGGCTGGTGGGGTCTTGCGCGCCACATTAACTACCTGGGTGATTGGACTATGTCGTGGGCTTACTGCCTGCCCACCGGTATTGCGGGGTTTGTCATGGTGCAAAGCGTGAACCCGACTACTGGTGTTGTGCAGAAGCAGGCAGTGCAGACCCCTGAGGCTCGTGGATGGGGTATGGTGTTTACTTACTTCTACATGCTTTACTTTGGCATTCTTCTTATCCACCGGGAGATGCGCGATGAGGAGAAGTGCAAGAAGAAGTATGGAGCTGATTGGGATCGGTACACGTCGTTGGTGCGTAGCCGGATCATCCCGGGTATCTACTAGCTGTCGTGATGATGCTGTACTTATATTGGGATATGGGATCGGGTCTAATAGGTCATTTCGGTTCTTGTCTACGGATTTGCAGTCCAGCTGTCTGCCTGGGAGACAAAAGTTCTTGTGCCATTGATACTTGGTTCAACCTCCATCGTTAAGACTAATACGTAATCTATGTATCTTAATGTGAACGCTTCTGCTTCTTGGGATCAATCAAGACATCTAATCCCCATTCCTCATCTCCAGAATTCGGTACCCATCCTTTCAACACTTCCCTGGTGTCTTTAATGGCCTGTCCTCGTGCCTTCACGAAGCCCTCCATCACTTGCGGTGCACTCTTGAACTCGTCATAAGTGGACGCCTCAAGCACATTCGCCCACTTATAACCTCCCAGGCCGCGATTCTGCCCAATAACGTCCCTAGCCAACCCCCACAACCTCGCCCTCGATAACGCAGACGCACCTCTTGCTAACGGCGCCGACGCCCGATTCCCCTGCTTCACACCATTAATCACCGTCTCATACAGTCCCGTATTCGACCCGCGCAACTTCGGTAGCGATTTGGGGTTATGATCTGGTAATGGTGAAGCATGCGAGGAGGCGATTGTCCAGATCGCGGATACATTTCCTGGTTTGGTTTTCGGTTTGGTTGGCTTGTCATCTGACGAACATGGGGGTGGTCTTCGGAATGGGTAGAGGGTGTCTATTTGGCCACT